TCCGTTGATGCCCACGATAACCTTTTTCAGGTAATATACAGCCAATGCCGCCGAGGATGCCCTCCTTCCTTTCCATAGTCTGGAGGCAATTTTCGAACCATCTATGACCTGGCATAGTGTCGTCATCAAATATAGCAATAAATTCAGTGTCAGCAAGTAGTGCGGAAGCGAACCTACCATAGAACTTCCAATTGTGGTTGCAGTTAAATATTTTTATGCCGTCCATCTCGAAGGCACGATAGTCATACCTCTCATCTTTATTAACCCATACCATTATCTCTGCTGGGACAATAGACTGGCGTTTCATTGACTCTATCTGTTCAAGGAGTAGGTGCGGTCTTTTATAACAATTCAAAATCACTGTGATATCTTTTTCCATCTTTCTTAACCTCGTCTTTCCTTATTATACATAACTTTATCGCTTTTTTAAGCACCATAAGCATTATTGTCTACAAAGTCGCTCGCTAATGCCTTCTCAGGTTGCTCAGGATTGCCGTTAGGCAACCTTTAGAGCTTTATGTACCTACGCGATGCCAGAATAGTTTAGCTCGCTCTCGAGGCTCTCAGGGTAGCTAATAACCTTTATCAACTCTTCAAATTTGTCTAGTGCCAGTAAAACTCGTTGCTGAATTGTTTCTTGTAATTCTAACCCTGCCTCGCTATAGTGGGACTCACTAGCGAAGCCGAGTAGGCGCTTCTTTGTCACCATTTTGCACCCCACCATTTTTGCTTCGGCGGTTAGCCTACTAAAAGTCTCTAATACCTGCGGCATGAAAACCAAACTTCGAACCTTTCCTAACTGTAGTAAAAACTCTTCTTCTGGAAGAGCACCAATGTATTCAAACTCTTTATTATTGTCCTTACACCACTTCACTGATTCTCTCATACCTTTTATTGGATTATTTGTTTTCACTATAGCATAGTCAATTGTTTTCTTGGTCGGGACTCTTCTTAAGAAATCAAACTTCTCCGCAGACCACAAGCTCGTTCCTATGTTTGTGATATTGTCTAGGCGTAGGTTTTTTTCCATAATATCTTGACAAATTTTACTAAGAACCACTACTGCACCAGCGCCTTCGTAAAAATACTTATTAACAATTTTTTCTCTCGGTATCAAAAAGTCTTTATATTTGGATGGGTCCCTCTCTACAAGATACTTGTGATCGTGTTCAATCAACAAATATTTGCAATGCCTACTCAGGAACCTTTTTTTCTCTTCTGATAACCTTACAAAATTGGCTATCAAATAAAATTTATTTTTGTCAATAATACAATTGTGAGATGTAGCCCTCTCAACAACGTACCCTCTCTTTTGTAAATACTCAATTAACACTAAGTTATTAGATTCTGCACCACCAAGTACATTTTCTTTAAACAAATCTGCCACAAAGATAATCTTATTCTTCATCAATTTCATTAACCTCGCTTTCCCACTCTTCATCCTGGACAGTGGCGACAAAGACATCATCTGCGAATTGTTTATAAATCTTTGCAGGCGTAAATTCTTCAAGGATATGTTCTTTGAGTCTCTTCGCAGTAGAAACGGCGGAACCATAATTCTTATAAACACTGCGTAGGCTGTTCTTGACACTGAAAGGTTTTACATAACACCATTTAGAATCAGCAACTATAACCCCTTCCCACACAACCTCTTTCTGTACTGGTTTTAGTTCATAGTCTATTTTAGTGAAGTGTGGTTTATTCTTGCTTTTACCAGTCTTCTTATCTTTCTTCGGAGCATATAAAAAGTCAATTTGACCAGACCAGTTTGGCGATATTATTGGCAAACCGCTATAAGCTGCTTCGAAAAGTGGGAGCCCGAAGCCTTCCCCATGAGATGTTGAGATAAAAGCCTTAATTTTTGGATTATTATAGAGCCCAAGTACTTCTTCTTCGCTCATGTTCCCGTGTAGCAAATACACCTTACATTTAAGGTCTTTAAAATTATCTAAAATTCTCCGCAATCTACCCTCACATACCCTCCTATCTTCTAAATTATTCTTTACAATAGATGTCTTGAGTACTAAACCTACATTTTCTGTGTCGCCAAATTCTTCTAGGAATCCAAAAATAGTTGCTTCGAGGTTCTTTCTAACTCCCCACTGGGCGACCGTCAAGAAGTTAAAGTCGGTCTCGAGCCCTAAAGAGACCTGTAAAGGCTTAGTATCTTTTGTACAGTAATTTACAACATGCACTGGTACTTGATTTTTAACTTCGACTTTTACACCAGTTGCCTCCACAGTTCCGGTATATGTGGTGTTGTCAAAGCCATATTTAGCGTGATCTGAAACCACTATAAGTCTGTCCATTAGGCTGGTTTTCTCTATCCACTGAGGTGCGATTTTCGTAGTCTCTATACCTGCTGTATATCCCACATTCAATGGTGCCAATTTCTCAAATTCATTTGGGATTGTGACCTGGAGTGATATATCAAATACACCGCCGTGGTTTTTGAATAGCTGGGTTTTGCCCAACAATTGCTCGATCAGCTCCCTTTCCTTGTGCTCTGTGTCGATCCAGCCAGTGCGCCCCCAGCTAATGTTCTCGAGAAAGATCTCAAATCGCTCTGGGAATGCTGCCAGCGCATTCAGTGCGAATCGACATTGTTCGCCGTATCCAGATTGTGATAGAACCGGTCCTCTAATTAATACCTTCTTCAACATTTTATACCTTCCATGTTTTTAGTGTTACTATTTTTCTTATTGCTGAATATTTCATGTTGTATGAGCTTGCGATGGAACTGCAAGATTCTCCGCTATCGTATCTTCTTCTCACGTCTCCTACCTGTTCCCAATCTAGCTTTGCCTTTGGGTTGCCTGCTACTAGATCCCTTTTGATAGGTTCATGCGAGTAGTCAGCCTGCTTCCATGTGCGATGTTCAATGACAGATTGAATAGTTCCGCACGCCACATTATAGTTCTCTGCTAGAGTCGCATACGTGTCTTCATTGTCTTTTTTTTGATATCTTTCTCTCATCTCCCTCACTTGATCCCAAGTAAGTTTTGCCTTGCCGCATAGTTCACCGGATACCTTTCGACGCAAATTTTCCTTTTCATCTTCTGTAAAAATTTTGCCATAGTTAATGTTTTTCTCTCCTGTATGCGTAGCCGAGATTATTTCTTTAACGTGCTGTTGGGTTTGTTTCCCAGAGTTATGGTGCTCACTGCCTGTCTTTTTCTTATCTGGGTTATCACTCCAATATTTTTTCTGTATCCTACTCATCCTTTCTCGCGCTGTTGGGCTGTGTTTGTACCCTATTGTACTTCCGGCTATCTTGCAGATATTTAAAGAAACCTTATTCTCAAAGACCCAATCGAGGTATCGCTGCTCTCTCGAAAGAAGTTCCCCCCGGAGACTCACATTTTCTATAATCGAGAATTTAAAGGCTGAGCTACCGTATTTGCCCCACGAACGTTGTAGTAAAATCGAATGATGAGAACCTGCCTTCAACATCGCCAAGTGTTGTTTCCACCTCGTGTTAAAATATTTTGTAGAGCCTATATAAACTTTCCCATTAATGGTGTTGAGAATTTGATATACCCCACCTTTACCCTTTAGTTCATCTTCTTGCAGTGCCATCTTTTGTATCCTTTTCTGGTTTCCCAGGAGCCTAGCTCTTCTCTTGTTGTTTCAAATATTTGTTCCCATTTTTTCATTAAAATTTCTGGATTATAATTTTTATGTAAATGCTCCCTCCCTCTCGCCCCTAGTTCTTCTCTTTTATTTTTTTCTAATTTGTAAATATTTTCTAGTGCTGTTATGAATGCTTCCTTTGAAATTCTATCTTCGAAAATATACGGAACTTCCTGACTGCCGATCACGGCTTTAGATGACGGCTCAATACCAATACCAAACCAATCAACACCATCTGTCACTTGCTCCTGCAAGCCACCAGTCATCGTTACTACGATCGGTGTTTCACAAGATAGCGATTCTAATGTTGACAGTCCAAACCCTTCTGCATCAGAGATACACAATGTACAATCAGCCGCATTATACATCATAGCTAGGTCTTTGGGTGGCAACTTATTTGTTGAAAACATGATCTCTCCTTTAGTGAGACCAAGATCGTTTATCATGGCGTCTAAATCTGGTCCATGAGGATCTTTTGGGTCGGTATGCAACAAAAGGCGAACCTTATCGTGTCCAACTCTATCCAAAAATTCCTTAAACCACCATACCAGTGAGCCAGTTTGTTTGCGGCGTGCATTACGTGAGTTCCAAAAGAACAGAAATCGTTCATCTTTATCGCTTGCAAAGACCTTTTTTTTGAAAGATTCCACCTCATTACTTGGTAATTTCTTGAAAACATCCATGTCTACAGAGTGTGGCAGATAAACACTCCTGACGTCAGGGGAGACATTATTGACAATATCGTACGTCACTTTTGAAATTGACACAACGACATCGTTACTTTCGTATTTTGTCTTATTGAAGATAGGATATGGGTAGTTATCCCACACGTGATGATAGATCATTGGTACGTTTGCCCGTATTTCATCTTCCATCGCCCACAACCAGTCATAGAATCTAGGGTCTGTCATAAACCACAATGCATCGGGTTTGTGCTTTTGGATTATCGCCCTTAAAATCTCCTGATTACCATAGCCATCCACTGGATAGATAGACCAGTCATCACCCCATTCATTAGTCTTCTGTGGTCTATAGTCAGTATGTTTGACAGCTCCCGCTAGGGAAATAATTTCATATTTGCCGGTCTTTAAAAGATGCTCGATCATGTATCTCGTCTGTGTACCAACGCCACTTGTGCTTAATGGGTGATCAGAGATCGTCAATATCTTCATTTTTTTTAATTTCATAATAGTAGTTCTCCCTTAGAATAACTTTTTTATTATACCCTATCTAATGCCTCTTTTTAACATAAAAGAAACAAAAAAAAGCGTAGCCTGAGCTACGCTTCTGAGTGTTATTTATCTTTACGCCCTACAGTCGTCTGTCCTATAAAGTGGGCAAAAAGTACATGAGGTTCTATTCTTTATAAACAACCCCTTCTCTATATTCAAGACACAATTTCTTAGTTTAGTCAAGGCGTTCTTGGTTTTTTGTTTGCCACTCGTCACCCTAAAGAATTCTACCCTATTATTCTTTGCGGTTCTCTTCAAGAAGCCGAAGTATGTTTCTATCATACTCTCATCAATATTGTACTTTTTTGCGAAAAATTCCTTATAGAAAATTAGCTGATATGTATATAGCGGGTCTGTCTTCTTTCTAGCGTCCCACCCCCATGTTGTGCTTTTCCAGTCTATAATTATGTACTTCCCATCTTTGGTCTTGATTATAAGGTCAATAAATCCTTTAAATTTTTTAATATTCTTCCCATAATCCATATCTTCATACAACTCTTCTTCTGAGGCTATTAACTCAAAGTCACCATATTTCTCCCTTAATGCCGGAAGCGGCAATACCACTAGACTTTCGCCCTGTTTAATAAATGTCTTTATTTCGCTTGTTGGAGGCTGGGTGCCTTCGTCCAGTTCACTAACGAGTTTACGAAAAAGAAGACGATAATGTTCCTGAAGTTCTTCATCAGAAGGCTCCACTTCCTTCCTGATAGTTTCCTCGAGCACCTCGTGCAGAGCAGTCCCGTTCGCCGTGTGAATATTACCAGTGAATTGAGATACCTTCTCTATTCTTGTTTTTTTAAAAAAGTGCCCACAAGTTTCAAAGTCCTTGTAAGCCGAGAACGATAGATAAGCCACATCAGTCATCTTTTGACTCTTTTACTTTCTCATTTTGTCTTACTTTTCTTTTCATTAGGGATTTCTTCTTCTTGAGTTTAAAAATCCACTCACCAACTAGGTTATCTTCGTCATAGTTTCTTGCAGTGCATGTTTTTACGCTTTTGCCGATTTCCAGATTAGGATACTCGGAAGCAATTAATTCAATTGCATCGTTCGTATAAAACCTTCTTCTTTTTTCCAATCCCGTTCTCAATTCGAAAACAATAGTTACTCTCACCACTTCCGATTCTATTTTTACCTTTTTGACTTTCAAATTCATTCTTTACCTCTCTTAATCGTTCATGTTTAGGATCGTCTTGTACACGCTGGGAGAGACTTTCTTAACGTGCTGTGCATTCTTTTTAGCATATATTTCTTCAAAACTGTTAGCAAAATACTCCCTTAATGAAGTGGCTCCATATGGCGATACAAAAAGTCCCTTCGTTAAGCCCAAAAGAGCTGGGTATCCCACCTCAATATATAGAAATTCATCAAATTCTTTACTGTAATCAGTGTTCTTGAAAAACTTTTCCTCTCTATCATAGCCTTCCGCTGTGAGAATATTGAATAACTGGTGCCTCTTGATGATAAACTCGTTTTCAATTTCTCCATTACCGTAGATCCTCTCACCATAAGTGTCTTCGGCGCAATGTGCCATTTCATGAATCAAATCATCTACTAAATCTTCTTCATCTTCTTGTACAGACGAAATATAAATTGCTCCGTCTTCATATAAGGCATTCAGGTCTCTTTCGATCAAAAAATCAAAATTACCTATATAAATTATATCCAAATCCTCAACAAAGTGCCACGGCAATTCGTCTTCCAATCTCTTCAGGACCGCAGGCAAATCGATATTTTCTGGTAACTGATCGTTCAAGAAGACAGGTGTCTTTCTGAAAACAGTATAATTTTCTTTGTTTCTTCCTTCTTTAAAGCTCATTTTCGTCTCGTTTTGGAACTATATTAGCAATATCATCAGTCGCTTGGGCATATCCTCTGAGGAAATTCTCTGATGCCAGCGCCATAACTACGTCGGGAAATTCAGCGGTCAAAACCTCTAAAACCATCTCAACTGTTATTTCCGGGCTTTCTAATTTTAATTTAGTGCCTACGTACTCCAAGAATAGTTCTTGGAAATTCTCACTCTGGTTGTTGCTCATAGTATTTCAGCTGCCAAGCTTGCAACAGCTGAACGCTCGCCTTTTTGGAGAGTTATATGACCGGCTAATTTGGTATTCTTTAATTTCTCAACTGCATACGTCAATCCATTGCTGGTGTCATTAACATCACTGCGATCTATCTGCTCAACGTCTCCAGTAAAAATAATTTTTGTGTTTTCACCCACCCTCGTGATGATAGTCTTAATCTCATGAGCAGATAAATTCTGTGCTTCGTCAATGATCATTATCGCATTTTCGATAGAGCGTCCACGGATATAAGTTAATGCCTCGATCTCAATAGTTCCTCTTTCCAGAAATTCAGCAAAGTTCTCTTTACCCCCGAGAAGGTTTTCTAAGTTATCCTGAATTGGGGCTAGCCATGGCAGCATCTTCTCATATAGGGTGCCAGGAAGAAAGCCGATATCTTTTCCCATCGGTTGTACTGGTCGTGACACAATAAGTTTTTTGAAAGCATTCTTATCACTGGGTAGGGCGTCTAGTACTTGGTGCAGTCCGGCTGCAATGGCTAGCAATGTCTTTCCACTGCCGGCGCGCCCAACCAACGTAACGATCGGCACATCGTCATCCATCAACAGGTCCATTGCGAATGTCTGCTCTCTGTTTCTCGGTGTGACACCAAAAGTCTTATCTTTCTTATTGTCGTATACCGGACTCAGTGGCTCGTCACTAGCAATATATCTAGCCAAGGCAGTCTTGCCTTTATTGCTGCTCGAAATAAGCATCACGAACGTATTGGGTGCCAAGCTAGATGACTGTTCGGCATTAAGTATGACCTCTCCCTTGAAAAATAAGTCGATAAATTCATCATCTACCACCAAATTCTCGAAACCTGTAAAAAGTTGAGTGCTGTCCTTGATTATCGACTCTGCATCATATGCCTCTGCCAATAGCCCGACTGATGCGCCTGCTACTCGCATATGAATATCTCGCGATACTAAAATCACTTTTTTAGTCGGGTTGAGTTTTTGAGTCTGAAGGGCACAAGCAATAATCTGGTTATCTGGCACTCGCATATCTGCCAGATTCATCTTATGATGATCAAAATCAAGCCCCAGTGAAACCACACTCAAGTTACCAAAACCTTTTTTCAGACGGACCCCAGTAGTAAGATCCCCTCTTTCACGCAATTCGTCCAAAAACCTAATAGTCTGACGTGCTTGTTGACCGACGCCGTCAGATCTCGTTTTGTGTTTATCCAGCTCCTCTAGGACCTTAAACGGCACCACGATGTCATTTTTGCCGAATGCATACACCGCATTAAAGCTTGATAGGTATGTGCTCGTATCCAAAACATATATTTTTTTCATTTATGACCCTTCTACTTGCTATTTAGTATATGAAACTAACGCAAAAATTAAACTTACTATTTACCATACCATTGTTTTTTTTGTTTTTAAACTGTTCCGTTAAACAAAATTCAAAAACCTGTGTACACGGTACTACAAGTATTATACCACCTGTCGCATCTTTTGTCAAGATACTAATACATAACGAAGCAGGGAAGATAAAAAGTACCGGCTCTGGCATCATCGTCAAACAGACAAAAAAATATACAATCGTCTTAACAGCGAAACACCTATGCGTAAAAGATATGTCAATCGGTGCAGAATTTACTAACGTTAGTGTGCTAGACTATCACGAAATTAAGTACAGCTCAATTGTAGTGAAGGTCGATGAGAAGAATGATTTGTGCCTAATAGCAACAATAGCAACTAAAATTAATGCGCGCGCTGTGGCAATAGCCAAAACGAAGCCAGGTATCGGCTCTAGGGTGTATAATTTAGCTGCTCCGTTAGGGATATTCAACGAGGAAATGGTACTCATTTTCGAGGGATTTTATTCTGGCGATCGCACTAAAGAGGTAACACATTCTGTTTATACGTTTCCAGGAGCTGGAGGAAGTTCTGGCTCAGCCGTCTTTAACGAAGACTTTGAAGTACTCGGGATCGTTTCATTGGGAGTTGTCAGATTTAATAATTTAATGATCGCAGTTGATTATAACTCCGTCTACAATTTTACATCTAATTTTAGTGACATCGAAATCCTGGCAAGAGAGCAAATAAGATTAAAGAATCTAGCCTCAATAGATGAAATGCTGAGATTTTTAGATTCAAAATAAAACCAATGACACATATATAAAAATCGAGCCCGCAAAGGCTCGATTCTCTTTTTGGTACCTACAGAAAGACTCGAACTTTCACTTTAACGATTCTAAGTCGTTTTCCTCTACCAATTGGGATATATAGGCACAAATAGTTTTTTGACATTTCGGTCTTGGTGCCGCAGGTGGGATTCGAACCCACTGTGTTTCTTTGTTCCAGTTTTACAGACTGGTGTCACTCCGCCATCGTGACCGCTCCGACATATTGACACTGTAGCATAGTTTCTTCTGGGTGTCAAGTGTTGATGGTAAAAAAATAATAAGCGCTCTTTTCAAAGCTAGTGTAATGTTGGGAAACTATCACCCTTCTCACTGATAATTTTTTCCAACTCATTTTCAAAGTAATCACATTCTTCTTCGCACTCATCTATTTTCGAATATGCTTCTATAATTGACTCGACTAGAATAGGTATTATATCAACGAGAGCAGGAACTTTTTTAGGGTCCCTAAGCTTTGAAGTCTCGGATAATTTCCTTAAGGTTTCAACACTTAATCTATTATGCCGCATTCAGAAACTCAAGAAACCATTTGCTTGCTATTCCAGAAATGCTCCTAGCTACGTCTTTTCCACCCAGCCCCGAGGTACTCAGCATATCCAGTTCCTCATTAACGGCATCGTTTACAACCCATTTAACAAAGTGACCAGTTGAACTATTCTCCATCGCCAAGTTATTATCGTTTAAGTATTCGATCCCCTGACGCATCCTGGAAACAGTCGTCACCTTTCCTGCGAAATCATTAATTGAGGCAGCCTTTTCAGGATCAGGATGCGCCAGTTTCTTGACTTTAGTCGCATTATGTTTTTCTCCCTTAACCTTAAACCAAAAGTCAGAACTTTTGAATCCTTCTGTAGTACAATGCCAGACTACACCCTCGCCAACGCCTTCCCTTACTCCGAAAGCTAGCGAAAATGGGCATTCTCTTTCAACTTCTCTTGTGATACCTTCTAATTTAATGCTGGAAGCTTCCAGCTTATCAAAATTGAAATCGATATCTAAGCGAAAAGATGGTACGGCAGTACTGTAAACTGTGTACAATCCATCTTTTTCGAATTCATCGAGTGACAATTCTTCGATGTTGTGCCATTCTCCTCTTTCAGCGAGCCCCTCACCAGAGGTGGTCTTAATAGAGAATAAAACAAACCGCCTCGATAATGCGGATATACCGACTCCTCGTTGGATTCCTTCTCCGCACCATTCACCATATACAATTATATTCTTATCATCACCTAATTTAAGTTCTCGTTTAAGAGATGATAAAAAATTATCCCAAACCGGTCTTCCTACTGCATTAACAAATGCAGCAAACCCAGCATTATCTGACGTAATTGATAATACTCGATTTCGCGATTGCGGAAAAATCTCTCCTGATGGCAGAAAAACTAAACTAGCGTTCGTTCCGTGCAACTTCACGGTCCCGACATATGATAAAGACGGAAGTTCTCTATTTGTATCATAAATGACGCTTCCATCATCATTGAGCCCAGCAAAGAATGTTTTTTCACGCACAGCTTTGATAGCTTGATGGAATTGACCAATTTTAGGGTATTTTCTAACTTTCATTTCAGTGCCCTTTTGTTTAATTGTTACTCTTCAGTAAAATCATAACACCTGATAGCTATTTCTTCGAATCCGTCCGGTAATGTCCCAAATTCTCTTTCGCTCAATAGTTTATTGGACATTAGACTGCTCATCTTATCAGTGTTCAGAGAACTGGTGTGCCACTTTCGGATACGTCGACAATATTCGTAAGATAAAATGTCAACATTGACCTCTTTTATGTATTCTTCTTTGTTGAACGCAACATCGAATTCCTCAAGTAGTTTTATTGTTCTCTTCTCGTTGTCCAGCTCTAGCCACTGCATTTTGCGAATAAATGTAAGCAACAGTTCCTGTGGTAACTCTCTAGTGCCATCTAACCAAGTGTCAAACACACTATAAGCAGCTATAACAACTGCGTCATCAAAGAGACCTTCTAGCCATTGTTGAAAGTGGCAATACTCATGCACGAATACCATAAACCAGCCATCTTCCGAGCAAGCAACTTCAATCTTTTTTTCCTCCTCACAAAATGAACCAGATATAGTTCCGCCCGAAGAAGAGGCAATCTCACTATCAGAATAAAGATTTATCTCGATACCATGCTCTATTAAGGTGCAAATCATAAAGCTCAGTAATTTATTTTGATTCATTTTATAATCCAAAAAAAATAGTTTTTTGACATTTCGGTCTTGGTGCCGCAGGTGGGATTCGAACCCACTGTGTTTCTTTGTTCCAGTTTTACAGACTGGTGTCACTCCGCCATCGTGACCGCTCCGACATATTGACACTGTAGCATAGTTTCTTCTGGGTGTCAAGTGTTGATGGTAAAAAAAATTGGTTTATTTTGGATCTTATATGAATCATCTAATATGGTGGCGTTGATAAACGTAGTCTCTTTCTCAATATAAACGCCAGGTGATGAGTGTATATGACCAAAAATATGGACGCTAGGCTTTATCCTCCCAAACACCTCTTTCCGCAACTCGGCACACCCTGCTGATGTAATGCGGGAATCATCTATAACATTGTCTAAAATTCCTTTTGGGGGTCCATGAGTGATCAGCACATCGGTATCACTCGGGATCATCTTCCATTTTTCCAAAATAGGCAAGCCCCTGTTCAAATTAAACGCCCAATCATAAAATGTTGGCTGCCAAGGGGAACCATAAAACTTTAAACCGCCCACGACCACTGAACTATCTTCCAGATAGATTGCGTTTGTTATAATGCTGCGCGCTAAAAAGGGGTTTGTCTGGAACAGCCAGTCGTGATTACCGGCAATGACAATCTTATGTTTGTGTGGGAGCCGTCCTAGCTGTGAATTAAAATGTGATATTTCCTGAATGGTTCCTCTGCCGGTAAGGTCGCCAGCGTGAATTAGGATATCCGCGTCAGGAATCATGCCAGTGTCTATGATCTCCTTTAACCTATTGTGAGTATCGCTAATGACTGCTATTTTCATTTTGTTTCTCCTTTTTATATTCTTTCCTTATTGAGCAGTAGGAACTGCGATTGATGATCTCGATCCCCTTTACGTCTGAACAATACAAGTTCATATAAATCACTTCTTCTATACGCGCATTTATTATCACTTTAGCACAGACAGTACAAGGTGCATGAGTTAAATAAATCTTTCTGGGTCTTTGATCTACATAATTCATTTTCGTAACACAATTCACCTCTGCGTGCACGAACATACTACAGCCAGTTTCCATACTCTCCCTCATGTTGCTGCCGCCCCTTTCGTCGCCATTATATCCTACACTCAAAACCGATTCGTTATCGGCTGTAACCAACACTGCGCCTACTTTCATTTTTGGATCATTAGAGCGCCCAGAGATTCCTATTGCCAAGCGCATCCAAATATCATCCCATTTTTCTTTCATATTATTATCCTTTTAAAAGTAGTTAATTAGCAATATTTATAAGCTGCGGAAACATACGTTGCAACCGACTTAGAAGCCAATTCGGTATATTCGAACGTGCTCAAAGGCAACTGGAGAGCGTGAGCAATATCAATGCCCTTTCTCCATGCATCAAGCTCCTCATGAATCAATGTTATCGCGTAACGACGCGAAGATGTACGCTGGGCTGCCATCTTCTTATCAGCCAAACCGGGGTAGTTAAGCACATATGGCATTATCTCACCGTTAGATAATGTATTTTTTAGATTTAATACCATATGTCCGATCTCGTGTAGGAGGACATAATAGATACGCTGGCGTCCATAAGCTGAGTTAATAAAGATCGTCCTAAGACTGTGGTCGATCCTTGTATGACAATTATGGACTAATTCAATTTTATACCCACAAGCAGCCGTATAGCAATATAATTTCTCAGTGCTCAAGTTTATTTCTTGTTCTGATAATTTTCCCGTCCAGTTAATGGTAGGGCACGGATCTTCGCCGATTTCGAATATCATATTTTCAATCATGTGGGACTTCTTTCTTGTGGAACCACTTTAACATTTTTTTTTTGATTGTCAATTGTTATCTTAATATAAAAAATGCTCGTCTTTCCGAGCTGTCATCCTATCTTATTTTCACCACGAAAAGCAACGGAACGCTTAGTTGGTACACCCACCAGGACTCGAACCTGGAATAAAAGCTTAGAAGGCTCCTGTGATATCCATTTCACTATAGATGCTCAATGCCACCCTTTTTTTCAATAGGCTGGATGATAATTATTTCTGTCCTCTCAATCAGCCTAAAGTTGTCATAAATAAAATCATTACAGAAAATCATCATCTCCTCAATAGAGTCTTCTGCTCTCTGCACTGTAGGGAATGATTTATTATTTTTTTTATTTTTTATAAAAGACCAATTACCATTTTTATAATGCTGTATTATATATTCTCTTTTCGACTCTGTAGTCAACAACTTTTTCATTTTCCCTTCTATTAGCTTGGTAG